GCGCAGTCGCGCAAGAGTTCCTCGCCAACATCCGCGCCGCAGCCCCGGACGTCACCACGGCCGACACTCCTGGCATCCTGCCCGAGCCCATCGTCGGTTCTGTGTACAACAACCTGGTCGGTCGTCGCCCGGTGATGGACGCAATCGGCGTTCGCGCGATGCCCGGTGGCGGCAAAGTGTTCCGTCGCCCGAAGGTCACCACGCACACGACCATCGGCCTCAGCAATGGCGAAAACCAGCCGCTCGACGCAGGCACCTACGTGGTGTCCAACAATGACGTAACGAAGGCTGTTTACGGCGGCTATGTCAAGCTGTCCGAAGAGGACATTGACTGGACCGAACCGCAAGTGCTGTCCGGCCTCTTGGATGACATGGCACGCGAGTACGGCAAGCAGACCGAGGACGCAGTCGAAGCCGCGCTGAAGGCCGGCATCACGACCACGCGCGCCGCATTCGACACCACCGACCCGGCTCTTTGGGTCGCCTGGATCTACGGCGCGTCGCAGACCATCCTCAACGCCAGCACGCACCTGCCGACGCACATGTTCGTGTCGCCGTCGTTCTGGGGCGCACTCGGACAGCTCAGCGACACCGCTGACCGTCCGCTGTTCCCACAGATCGGCCCGATGAACGCCTTTGGCAACGTCTCGCCTGGCACGCTCGCCGGCAACGCGTTCGGCCTCCAGGTCGTCGTGTGCCCTTACGAGAGCGACTTCATGGCAATCGGCGCCGCAGACGGCTTCGAGATCTACGAACAGCAGAAGGGCGCAATCCAAGTCGAGGCCACCGACGGATCGTTGGCGCGCATCATCAAGTTCCGCGGCTACCTCGCGACGCTGATGATTGACGCCAGCAAGTTCGTCGAAATCGCCTAAGCAAGTTCCTTCCTCCAGGGACTGTCTGAGCGATGGCGACGTACACGGTCACCCATAAACAGGTGGTCGACAACGTCGCCGTCGTTCAGCTGCTCCAACCGCTCGAGTTCGAGGTCGGCCAGAGCATCACGATCAGCGGCATCAACGCCACCTGGAACGGCACGCACGTCATCCTGGCGCTGCCCGAGTANNTCATCCCGAACCAGGTGCTGTTCGCGCTGACCACGGACGACGCAGAACGTGCAGCCGCATCGGGCAGCGTCACGTATTCCGTGACCTGCACGTGGATTGCCCTCGGCGACCTGGAGGACTACCTGGGCTTCACGTTCACCAANNGATGTTGCCACCATGGCAGTGGGCGCAGCCAACGCTTTCGCCTATCGTCGTCGCCAAGAGGCCGGGTACTGGGACTCGCCCAGCACAGTGCCTGGCCTCGACTGCAAACTTGCCGCGACCCAATACGCCGCCATCCTGTACCGCGAACGCGGCAGCACCGAGGCATTTGCGTCGTTCGATCCGCTGGCGACCGGCGGCCCGGTCACCGGCAACTACGGCCAAATCCTGAGACTGCTCGGAGTCGGCAAACCGCAGGTGGCCTGACATGGGCATGTTCAAAGACGGCTACGACCAGCTCGTCACACAGCTGCAGACCATCACCGGGCTGCGCGTGTTCAACGATCCGCGCAACATCAACCCACCGTGCGCAATCGTCGAAGCACCCAGCATGACGCTCACCACGAACGTCAACGCAGACATGGAATTCCGTGTCGTCGTCATGGCGCTCGGCATCGGCGACAACACGACGCTCGACTCCCTGCTCGACGTCGCCGACCTGGTACGCGCAGCCAAAATCGGACTCACTGCCGCCAGGCCGACCACCGTGTCCTACGGCGGCGCCGACTACCCGGCCTACGAGCTGACCATCAACACAAAAGTCAGTCCATAGAACGGCTACACTCAACTACAGGGTGCAGCGCCCTCCGATCAACTAGGAGAACTGCACAATGGCGACCGCAACCACACTTCTCAGCGCAGGCGTATTCAAGCTCGGTGCCGCATCCGGCACGGCCGTCGACTACACCGACCAGTGCTCGGCCGTGACCTTCACGGACAACTACGAGGCTTTGGACGCCTCGACGTTCGGCGTCACCTACCGCTACCGCGTCAAGGGCCTGTCAGACCCCAGCATCACCGCAACCATCATGGTCAACTCGACCACGCGCACCGCCATCCAGGCGCTCGTCGGCACCAACGTCTACGCAGCCGCACGCGGATCGTCGGCAGCCATCTCGGCGACCAACCCCGAGTATCAACTGACCGGGGCGCTGCTGGCCAGCGCCGACGTCGTGAACTCGACCGTGGGCGAACTTGAGACCCTCGAGATCGAAGTGACCGGAGGCGCGCTCGTCGTCGACACGACGCCATGAGACTGACGTTCAAGGTGTCCTACAAGACACCTGCCGGTCAGGAAGTCGTCGACAACGTCACGACCAGCCTGGCAACCGTCGTCGCCTGGGAGCGCCGCAACAAAGCCAAGTTCACCGATCTGCAAAACGGATTCGGCATGGACGACATGCTGTACATGGCCTGGCATTGTCTCAACGCCGAGAAGCGCGACGCGCGCACGTACGACGACTGGATTCCGAGCGTCACCGCGCTCGAGGTCGTGGAGGCGTCACCGGCAAACCCTACGCAAGCGGCAGCTACCGACGGCAGTTAGCCGAGGTGCTGTTCGTGACCGGATTCTGGCCGCCTGACGTCGTGTTTGACCTGGAGGATTTGGCTACGTTGCAGCTGGTGAGCAGGAAAGCCAATGCCCGTTGAAACGACCCTAGAAGTTGCCGGCATCAAGGATGCATTGCGCGTGCTCAACAACATTGACAAAGGCGCACGCCGCGACCTGACGAAACGGTACAAAGAAGTCGTGAGCGACATTGTCAAAGCCATCGGCGCCGCAATGCCTAAAGACGCACCCTTGTCAGGATTTGCCGAACCGTGGGATCCAAGCAGCAAGCGGCCTATCGCCGCCAGCACGTTCAGGCGCGACGTCGTGGCCGGATTAGAAGCCCAGGAACGTCAAGCAGCAGGCAAAAACGCAATCTTGCCGTACTCATTCAAACCCAATCAAGTAGTGGCAGGCGTCAGCGGCAAAAGACCGCGTCGCCACAGCGCAGGCTTCTATTCGCATCTTGCGACGTTCTACATCCGCACCAACAGCAAAGCCGCAACGCTGTTCGACATGGCAGGCAAAGCCGGCGGCACGACACCGCAAGGCCGCGCCATGATCCGTTCGTTGACCAGCCGATTCGGCAAACCATCGCGCGTCATGTGGCCGGTGTATGAGAAAAACCGCGCCAGCGTCGAGGATGCAATCCAAAGTATCGTTAACGACCTAATGCAACGCGTGTCGAAAGAGCTCAACTGACCATGGCAGTCACAATTCCTATTGTCTCGGAGTTCGACGGCCAAGGCATCAGTCGCGCAATCAAAGAGTTCCAGCAACTGGAGGGCGCTGGCGCCAAAGCCAAGTTCGCGCTGCAAAAGGCGGCCGTGCCGGCAGCCGCAGCCGTCGCAGGCCTCACCGCTGCCCTGGGCGTATCGGTGAAGGCAGCGATGGAGGATCAGCAGGCACAAGAACAGCTGGCAGGCGTGTTGCGTCGCAGCACGTTGGAAACGGATGATGGCATACGCGCAGTCGAGGAATTTATCAGCGCTCAGTCGCGTCTTACGGCCGTGGCGGACGACGAGCTGCGCCCGGCGTTTGCGGAGCTGGCCAATGCCACCGGGTCGGCAGAAATGGCGCAAGAGTTGCTGGTCAAAGCCCAAGACATCGCGGCGGCAACAGGCAACGACCTGACGACCGTAGTGACAGCCTTGTCCAAAGGTGTCAACGGCTCGACGGCAGCGCTGTACAAGATGGATCCGTCGTTGCGCACCGTGGTCGGCGTCGGCGCCGAATTTGACAACATCATGGAAGCGTTGACCATCCACCAGGGTGCGGCAGCCGACGCAGCCAACACGACCCAAGGCAAGATGAAAAACCTCACCATTCAATTCGGTGAGGCACAAGAAAGCATTGGCGCCGCGCTGCTGCCGGCCGTGACGGCGCTGCTTGACAAACTGATACCGCTGGCAAACTGGGCAGCGGAAAACAGCCAACTGTTCCTTGTCTTTGCCGGCGTTATCGGCGGCCTGTCAGTCGCAGTGCTTGCGGTCAACGCAGCGATGAAGGTCTACCAAGCCACGC